GGATCACGCACTGTTGACACCATGCGCTTTTCAGCGAACATGGTCACAAAACCGGGCGCACTCTGTTCCATCGCTTGCACTGTCATTTCTTCCACGTCTGCAATGGTCAGGAATTTTGACCAATCAGCAAGATAAATCGAAATGTCGCCAACCGAATTCCATGCATCCAGATACGGATTGGGGATTACAGGCCAACCAAATACATTAACCACCGAGCCGCCGTTATTAGTGCCTGTTTCAACAAAATACGGCACGTTGCCCGACGATACTGCTTTGGTCAAAACGTCAATTGCGGTTGGATGCATCATCCATGCGGTTGTTGGCGAATTCCAATATTGCCCCGGCAACGCAAGCCGCATTTCCGACAGTGTTGATTTGTTCAGACCGGCAACGGTTGCTCCGACAGTTGCGATGGTATGCCGACCGTTAGTGATTGCGGTGCCGCTAGTACCAAACGCCGACGATGCGCCTGCTGCGCCGGGATAGCTGTTCAGACCGCGCAAACCTAAAGTTGCACCGGTGCTGGTTGTGGTGCTGCCTGCCTGATCATTGTTTAAACCCATCGATGCGCCTTCAAGCTGCGCAAATTCCATCATCAAATCTTCGATGAGTTCATTGTTCAGACCATTAACATCTGATAGCACCGCAGTACGAATCGGCATCTGTGCCGTAATCACTCGCGTTGGCAATTGCCAGATCGATGTGTTTATGTCAGGCGAACCGCTATTAGGAGTAAAAGTATAACCCCAAGGGTTTGTAGAATTAGCTGCATTACCAGTTTTTGCAACAAATTGCACATCCGACATATTCGCTGTTTTGATTTGCCGAGCGCCCATGCGGTACGGGTTGGCATATCGAAACGCTGCAAATACATCGTCAAAGAAAGTTTGACCACCAACGCCGGAACCGCTACCGGTAAGCGCCGAAGCTTCGCGCAAATCAATGGTGATTCTGTCGCCAGTTTCTAGCGTCTGTTTAATGCCGGTAAGGATTTTTTCGTTGGCTTTCATTTTTTCCATTCCCAAAGTCAGCAAAAAACCCCGGCAGCACACGCCACCGGGGAAGCCGCTTGATTAGGTTGCTGTGCCGGTGCTTCTGAACCGAACCCCCGCAAACGGGTTGACCACACTGGTTGCAAGACGTTTTTCGCCGAAAAAAGTTATGAAACCGGGCAGACTCTGGTCATATCGACGCATTACCATCGACAGACGATCAACGATGGTGTGGAAGCGCGACCAATCAGCAAAGTACATTGGGTACAAGCTGCTAGTACCAGCCGAACCAGTGGTCAGTTGCGATGGTGTATCGCAATACTTGTTGACGATAACATCAAAGCCCAACAGCGTACCGACGATGCCATCTTCACGCGCCAAACCATCGATATAGATTGGGCGTTTCTGATCATCAACCAGACCGCGAATCTGCTGTAGCAGAACCGGGTTGATCATAAATTTGGCGTCTGGTGTCCAGTATTCCTGTGGCAGCGAATAGATGAAGTTCACCACGTCTTTGTAGGTGATGTTGCTTGCGCCAACAGTGTTGCCGTTGGTAGTCAATTGGTCGTAGGTTGCAAGCGAATGCAGACCGGTAGTGCTGCCGGTGCCGCTGTTGCCGAATGCTGCGGTAGTTACCGAACCGCCTGCATAGGTTGCCGCTGCGCCTGCGTACTGATCCAGACCGCGCAGACCGTTGGTGCCGCCGTATGGGTTTGTGCCAGATTGTGCAGCTTGGTCATTGTTTTGAACCATCGACAATGCTTCAGACTGCGAGAATTCCAGCAGCATATCGGAAACGACATTTGCTTCAAGACCGTCGATGTCATCCAGCGCAGCAGTACGGATTGGGAACTGCACGTTCAAATCTTGCAGTACCAATTGCCAAATCGTTGTATCTTCAGTAGTTGCCGCACCGTTGTTCTGGATGGTGTAACCCCATGCAGCACCGGCGTTACCAACTTTTGCGCGGAACTGATAAGACGAACCATCGGTTGCAACTTGGCGCGAGATTTGGCGCATTGGGTTTGCAAGACGCAACGGGGCGAACACTGGATCATAAGCGGTGCGACCACCCTGATTGTTACCGCCGCCGGTCAATAGCGATGCTTCTTTCATGTATGCATCGTATTGCGCAGCATCTTCAAACAGTTTCAGTTCTTTCTCAACGCGAGCGTTTGATTTGTAGAACTGCGACAGTGCTTCTTTCACGCGACGATTAACGTCAACCGAAACGCCTTTGTTTGGGCGAACGATTTCCGGTGCGCGAATTTGAGCGACCTTAGCTTCCAGTGCAGAAACCTTTTCGGCAAATTCTGCTTTGGCAGTTTCAACAGAAGTAGAAACTTCGGCCAGTTTTTCGGCAACGATAGTTTCAGTTTTTTGTTGCAGATTCGATTCAATAGAATCGAGTTTTTCAATTACTTCTTTCATGATATGACCTTTAATCTAGAGTTTAGGATTTTCAACAATTCTCGCTCTTTTAGTAAATTTTGTAAATTTTTTTCATTACTTGATTCTGTTTTAATTGGTTGTAATCCTAGTTCATCAATAATCGATGGTGGATTATTAAACCATTTTTCAATTGCTTCCTTGGTTCCTTCTGGTCTTGATTCTGCCCTTTGCAAACAAACTTCTTTACCGGGATTTATTAAAACAAATTTTGCATCTGCTTCAATATAAGAATCAATTGCTTCATCAGTAGGATTTGTATGAATTATAAAAGCATCATTTTCAATGCCAGTTAATATTCTTTTTATTGCTTCTTTTCTAGCGGCTAATGCAACCGTTCGAATAGAACCATTTGAAGAATGCTCAACCTTTGAACCAAATGCTTTTGCTAATTCATCATAATCAACAACAACATCATTGTTTTTTGATTCGGATTTTGCCCATGTTGATTTTCCAGAGCAAGGTGAACCAATTACAATAATTATTGCCATGATTATTTATTTAGTTTCTTGTCAAGTAATTTGCCTAATTCACGCAATTCTAAAACAGACAATAATTGTTTAGCCGCACCCGAATCAGCATCTCGCGTTTCGGTAGTCGGTTCGGCAGTGTTGGGTTTTGCATCGCGCTTGCCCATTGCCTTGCCAAATACGGATGCGGCTTTTGTCGCATCCTTTCGATTAAACCCCACTTCGCGCAGAGCTTTCTCAAATACTTTTAAATCCGCTGAACCATCTGAACGGAAAAATTCCAATTTGCTGATATTCGCCATTGGGTTATTTGGTTGCATCACGATTGACACTTCTGCCAATCCGCCTTTGGTGATGCTGAAATACCCTTCTTCGTCGGCATCGATTCCGGCATCTAACATATTGCCTTCAGCATCGACCATGCAATATTCGTCAGCGTATGCGCCAACAGAAACGCCGCCAACCATCATGGGCGATTCCTTCATGATCGTATAAAGATCACGCCCGGTGCTGGTGTTGGTGTAGATTATTCCGCGACCGATCATGCCTTCGTCGGTAAACTCGAATTCATCCCACTGACCAACCGGCATCGATTGATCATTGTGCTGAAAATACATTGGTAGTGGTCTGCCAGCAGCGGCAAATTCTTTTGCCCATGCCTGAAATGGCGCTGCTTGATAATTGAATCTGCGACCGTCTGCGCCTTCACGCGCACCCCAAGTCGTTAGCATTGCTTCGATCTTGCCTGCATTATCGGCAGATTCGTCGGCAGATATGCCAAGCGCAACCTTCGATTCAAAGAAAAACGTCACGTTTTTAGTCATGGAATATCGCCCTTTTTTGTTGCATTCCATTTAGTTGCAATGGCTTTGCCGTTCGCTTATCGGCGGCTTGTTTTATTTTGTCTGCGGCTTGCTGTTGCTTTTGCCGCTGCTGATCAGGTTTAAGCTTTGCCATTTTGCCCCGTCTTGCCGACCGAACTGGTATTGCCGCCGCCGCCTGTGTCTTGTGGTGATGAACCCGGAATCGGTTCAGATTTGCCGCCTTTATTGACTAGCGTTTTGGCAATCGTATCATCAATTTCCGAAAGCCCCAAATATTTTCGCGCTTCGTTTGGTGTCAAAATTCCAGCGTTGACACCAGCGACAGAATAATTCATTTGGTCAAGTGGCGCACCCTTCAGGAAATTGTCCGTCTGAAATTGAACGTATAAGTTTGGATAACCTTGCAGCAAACTCATTTTTAGCTTTTGCTCTACATTAGTCAGCAATGGTGCCATCGTGCTTTTGTAGAATTCATCAAGCATTGTTTGCGTGTTATTAAACTTACTCTCACCCACGCTGATCATTTGCGGCGGCACACCAAACACGCCACAAATCCGCTTCATGGTTTGTTCTTTTAGTTTGGCAACATCGGCATCCTGAATTGTCAGCATATCGACCGGCATATATTTCATGCCATTGTCGAGCAACATACCTTGACCGGGCTTGCTTGGATCGGTTGGGCGTGACCCAGTAAGCTGCGACCATCCTTCTTTTAAACGCGCTGCAATTTCCTTGTATTTCGAATCAGGAATAACTTGATCGGTCACAAACAAGCCGGATGGCTTGGCACCGTTTTGCATTACATAGTTTGCGTAAAGATCAATATCCTGATCCAAGCCAACCAACTCGGCAAGCAATGTGCCTTTGTTCCAGCCGCCCGAACCTTGCCAACCCATTTCCATCATGTGCATCACCTGCCAATACTCTAGCGGTGCATCCTTCGAGAATCCGTAGCTTGGCGTTGCAAGCCGATACATTGGGTAGCGTGTTTCGGTAAGCTGTGTGGTGATCAGCGTTGCGTCAAGAATGTACATTTCCAATGGCGTTTGATCGGATTTGTTTTGATCTTTGCGCCAAAAGACTGTG